CGTCCTCTGCTCAAGATGCTCGTAATGTAGGCAGAGGTGCAGTGGAGATTGATGCAGGTCTTGATTCTGATGAGCAGCCGCGCCGAAGAGAAGAGCCTGAAGTATCAGAGCGTAGATCTCGGGTATCGCCCTTAGAAAAATTTAGTCGAATGTCCTCTGCGACTCAGGCTGCTCGTAATGTTGGCAAAGGTGCATTAGAAGTAGACGCTGTGGCTGATATTTTATCACGGCCAGTTTCTCCTCTGATGGGAGGCGATCCTGTCGCTGCTGCAAAAACAGGCGACGTAGGCGCTGTTGCCGCTGCTCCGGCTGTAGATACTCCCTCTGCTCCTGCTGCTCCTGCTGATCCTGCTCCTGCTGCTCCTGCTGATCCTGCTCCTGCCGCTCCGACCGACACTACTTCAAAAAAACCAACACCGTCAAAATCAACGAAGCAAAGTAAAGTTGTTTCACAAGGAGCGCCCTTACCCGAAGATCTTACACCTCCTGAAGAAATGAATGGCATTCGTCAATCCATAAGCGATGTCCGACCCGTATCTCGGCCTGGCGATGTCGACGACTTAGATGAGTCAGCCGGCAGCATGGAAAGGCAGATGGCGAGTTTGCTGGGCGCGCCTGCGGCACAGCCAGGTGGCGTGGCCGATGTCGGCACTGAGCCGACTGCAAAAACTCAAAGAATGCGTGATGAAGAGATAGCAGCCCGTGAGCCGTTGGGCGAGTCGGCAGGTCGCCTGGCCATCCAGAACTTTATGGAGCGCAACTTCGGCTTTACCCCGACCGTCACGTTCGATGTCGAAGAACAAGAGCCGGGCGGCACCGGCAGCTTGTTTTAGAGGAGCCAGAGATGACCATTAAAAAGGTAAAAAAAGTTGCGGGGCAACTCGCTAAAGCATCGAAGCTCCACGGGAAGCAGTCCGAAACGCTGGGAGATTATCTTAAATCCGTAAAAAAGATGAGTCGCGGCGGTGGCATATTTACGAAACGTGGCGTAATCCGCGCCGAAAAAACTGCGAAGGGCTGACATGGCTACCCAAAAAGATCTGACAGAACAGCAGAAAGTCTTTCTCGACGCTTTGATGGGCGAGGCTGCCGGCAATGTGCGGGCGGCAATGGATGTGGCCGGCTACAGCCGCAACACTAAAACCATCGACATCGTGCGCCGCCTGAAAGACGAGATCTTAGAGACGACCCAGACCTACCTGGCCTCGAACGGTCCTCGTGCTGCCCTGGCCATGACTGGCGTTTTAGAAGATCCGACCGCACTCGGCAACCGAGACCGCATCAACGCGTCTCGTGAGATCCTAGATCGTGTCGGTGTAATCAAAACAGAAAAAGTCGCCGTGCAGGCGGAAAGCGGCGGGCTGTTTATCTTGCCTGCCAAGAAAAAACAGGAAGAGGATGACTGAAGAGAAACCGCGCTGGAGACCAGTCCCACGATTTAGCCGCCAGGTCCCATTCGGCTACGAGCTAGATCCCAACGATTCTGAAATCCTAAACCCGATTGTCGAACAACTAGAGGCCCTAGAAGAGGCAAAACAATATCTCAAGACCTGTAGCTACCGCGAAGTCGCGCGATGGCTGTCTGCAAAAACCGGTCGCAAAATCTCATTCCAAGGGTTGCACAAAATTGTCCGATCAGAAAAAAAACGAAAAGACATCGCCAATCTCTACCGATATTACACCGCCAAAGCGAAAGAGTGTGCGGAAAAGGAAAAGCTCATCCAGTCGCGCCTCCTCTACGTCCCGCAAGAAGATCGCAAAGACCCCGTCGATCTCTCCAGTCTCGACGAGTACGACGACGGAGACGGTCGAGGAGATACCGAAGCGGTACATCTTCAAGCCTAACCCTGGTCCACAGGAGGCATTCTTTGAAGCGCCTGAGCGCGAAGTGCTGTACGGTGGCAGCGCCGGGTCTGGCAAGTCCTACGCGCTTCTGATCGACCCGCTGCGCTACACAGATAATCCTAATCACGTAGCCCTAATTTTAAGGAGAACAAACGATGAGCTTCGGGAGCTTATACACAAGTCTAGTGAGTTATACCCAAAAGCTGTCCCCGGAGCAAAATGGTCTGAGCGCAAAAGCCAATGGACTTTTCCTTCGGGTGCGCGAATTTGGATGTCGTACTTGGAGCAAGACAAAGACGTTCTTCGCTACCAAGGTCAATCTTTTACGTGGGTGGGTTTCGATGAGCTTACACAGTATCCGACGCCGTTTGCGTGGGATTATCTTAGGTCTCGCTTACGCTCTACGGACCCGGAGATAGAACTGTACATGCGGGCCACCAGCAACCCTGGAGGTCCCGGTCACGGTTGGGTTCGTAAGATGTTCATCACGCCGACGACGCCAGGCAAGTCGTTCTGGGCGACGGACATCGAGACAGGCGACGTACTGAAGTACCCGCAGCGCCACAGCAAGGCTGGTAAGCCGTTGTTCCGTCGGCGCTTCATCCCGGCTCAACTGAAGGACAACCCGTACCTTTACGAGTCTGGCGACTACGAAGCGATGCTACTGTCGCTGCCTGAGACGCAACGCAGGCAACTGCTAGAGGGCAACTGGGATATCGCCGAGGGTGCAGCGTTTACGGAGTTCGACCGCAAGACGCACGTCATCGAGCCGTTCGACATCCCCTACGGCTGGCGCAAGTTTCGCTCTTGCGACTACGGGTACGGCTCACACAGTGCGGTCTTGTGGTTTGCGGTGACGCCAGAGAACACGTTGATCGTCTATCGGGAACTGTATGTCAGTAAAGTCTTGGCGGTGGACCTCGCCCGCATGGTGCTAGACCTAGAGCAAGATGACGGCAAAATCTCTTACGGCGTTCTCGACTCTAGCTGCTGGCACAAACGAGGCGACACAGGCCCGTCTCTGGCAGAGCAGATGATCCTGGCGGGCTGCCGCTGGCGGCCATCTGATCGCAGTAAAGGCAGCCGCGTCAGCGGCAAAAACGAACTGCACAGGCTGTTGCAGGTCGACGAGTTCACCGAAGAGCCGGGCATTGCGTTCTTCTCTAACTGCACAAACGTCACGGCCCAGCTACCGACGCTGCCCTTGGACAAAAAAAATCCCGAGGACATCGATACAAATGCAGAAGACCACTTGTACGATGCGCTAAGATATGGTATAAGCAGTCGTCCTGTGCCACGAAATGTATTCGATTTAGACAAACCTACCGCCCCGGTAGAGAAGTTCCAGCCTGCTGACGCAGTGTTTGGATATTAACAGGATAATCTCGTATGTCTTATGATGATATGTCGTCCGTCGAAACAGACGGCAAGCCGTATGCGGTAGACCCGGACGATACACGCACGATGAGTGGGCTGGCGGGCTACGTCCGTAAACAGTTCAGCCGTGCAGAGGACGCCCGATACACAGAAGAAGAAAAGTGGATCAAAGCGTACAAAAATTATCGTGGCGTGTACGACAGCGATGTCCAGTTCTTAGAGACTGAGAAGTCTCGTATCTTCATCAAAGTCACGAAGACAAAAGTCCTGGCTGCGTACAGTCAGATCGTCGATGTGCTGCTGGCCAACGACGTCTTCCCGATCACCATCGAGCCTAGCATCCTGCCAGAGGGCGTAGCCGAAAGTGTCAGCTTCGACCCGAAAGAACCAGAGGGCGTAGACATCGGTGACCAGCCGGTCGATCTCGTAGGCTTCGAGGGAGACGGCAAACCTTTGCCACCTGGTGCTACACAACAAACACTGCTCGAAGACCGTCTCGGTCCACTAGAAGATTTACTATCCGACATTCCTAACCTGCGCGAAGGCGATGGCAACACGCAATCGTCTGTCACATTCCATCCGGCTATGGTCGCCGCCAAGAAGATGGAAAAGCAGATCAAAGACCAGTTGGATGAAAGCAATGCGTCGACCCACCTCCGGTATGCAGCGTTCGAGTGTGCGCTCTTCGGCACGGGCATCGTCAAAGGGCCTTTCGCCTCTACCAAAGAGTATCCTAATTGGGAAGAGGACGGCGAATACAACCCAACTATCCGCACTGTGCCTAATGTTTCTCACACCTCTATTTGGGATTTCTACCCCGACCCCGACGGCTATACGATCAACGAGTGCGACTTTGTAATCGAGCGCCACAAGATGACCCGCTCACAACTGCGGGCCTTGCGCCGTCGCCCCTTCTTCGACGAGGAGGCCATCAACCGCGCCTTGGAGATGGGCGAAAACTACGAAGTGAAGTGGTGGGAGAATGATCTCATCACTGCCAACGAAGACAACAGCCGTCCGTATGCTACCCGTCGCTTCGAGGCCCTAGAGTTCTGGGGCGTCATTGACCGGCAGACTGCCGACGACTACGCCATTGACATACCCGAGGAGTTCGAGGACAGCGAAGAACTGCATGTCAACATCTGGGAATGCAACGGTGAGATCCTGCGGTTCGTGATGAACCCGTTTACGCCGAAGCGCCTGCCGTATCAGGCGTGCCCTTACGAAGTCAATCCGTACAATATCTTCGGTATCGGCGTCGGCGAGAACATGGACGATACGCAGACCTTGATGAATGGCTTCATGCGGATGGCGGTCGATAACGCTGTGTTGTCCGGCAACCTCCTGATCGAGGTCGACGAAACTAACCTGACTCCGGGTCAAGACCTGACAGTCTATCCCGGCAAAGTCTTCCGTCGACAGGGCGGCGCGCCAGGGCAGGCAATCTTCGGCACTAAGTTCCCGAATGTGTCGTCAGAAAACATGATGCTTTTCGACAAGGCGCGCGTCCTCGCTGACGAATCTACCGGCATCCCATCATTTTCACATGGACAAACGGGCGTCACAGGCATCGGTCGTACTGCTGCTGGTATCTCTATGCTGATGGGGGCGGCTGCTGGATCAATCAAAACTGTCGTAAAAAACTTCGACGACTACATGCTGAAGCCGCTGGGCCAGGCGATGTTCCAGTTCAACATGCAGTTCAACTTCAACCCTGACGTCAAAGGCGACCTCGAAGTCCGTGCCCGTGGCCTAGAGAGCCTGATGCAGAACGAAGTGCGGTCGCAGCGCCTGATGTCGTTCTTGCAGATTACGAGCAATCCGGTCCTCGCACCGTTCGCTAAGTTCCCGTATATCATCCGAGAGATCGCGCGGGCCATGAGCCTCGACCCAGAGAAGGTCACGAACACTCCCGAGGAGATGCTGCGTCAGGCCGTCTTGATGCAGCAGCAACAGGAACAACAACCGCAGCAGCCAGGTCCTGCTCCGCAGCAGCAAGGGCAGATGGATATGACTGGTGGTGGTGGTCAACAGATTGGTGTTGGCGCTGCCGCCGTGCCTGGCGAAGATCAATTCACCGGCAACCTACAGGAGCCGCCACCGGGCGCGGGCCTGCCACCAGGACTAGGGTAATCTATGAAAGAAACGTCGTACAAAGAACTGGCCCCGGCGGTCAGCCACCCGAACTACGATAAGTACGAAAAATATCTTAACGAAATCTTAGACCGGCACCTGCGTATTTTAGAGACGGCGCCGGACATCGAGACGATGTATCGGACGCAAGGCGCAGTGAGATGCCTGCGGCAACTGCTAAATCTAAAAGAAAATATTTTAGCAGAACTAAAAAGGGAAAATTAGATGGTTATGGTAGATGACGCCGCGATGCCCGCTGGTGAGCCAGGTGTACCGACGCGACTGGGTTACGCTCTCGTAGCTGGCCTATCCAGCATGAACGGCGACTTCGACTCCTTCGCCGCGAACATGTCTGAAGAAGATTTGGTAGGATTCCTCGACGCCAACGCAAAGAGGGTGGCTGAGTTCCAAGATATTCTAGCGGACCCTGATCCTAGCGATCAGGACGTAATGTTCTTGATTGCCGACATCGGCGGCTTGATGGTCCCGACCGTCGGTATGACGCGAGTCCTTTCCTCGCAAGGCCGCCTACTCAAACCTCTCGCAGCTACGGTGATGGGCACGAACTTGGCGGCCAAAGGACTCTCTCCAGAGGACCGTCAGTTGTTCCAACGTGTCGCTGATCCCCAGGTAGCCCAGACCGTCGTAGAGGCGCTCCAGGGCGACTCAGAGGGCGCTGTAGAGGCCATCAAAGCATTAGGTGTAGATGCGACCCCTGAGATGGTCAGTAAACTGCAATCAGTCGTCGAAGAAGGAACGCAGCAGTTCACTCGTCTCGCTAAAATGCTTGCCTCGTTACCGGACAGCCCGACTAAGCAAGCTGTAATTACTCTCATCGACCCCGAGGGGAAACCATTCGCCGAGCAGGAAAACGTCGAAGACCTGTTTGTCGCCGACATGTCTGGCCCAAAAAACAAAGACGTCGCACAGGCGCAGGCTGATTTTACCGTGCCATTCTCGGCGGTCGATGCCATGGCCGTTGCAACGACGGACGAAGACCTCGTGCGAAGTGTCACGCAAGTGCCTAACGTCTTAACGCCGGCGGGCATGGTCGAAGGGCCAGAGCTACCTGAGCAGCCGGCAGAAGAGGGCATGGATCAACAGATGGCAGGGGCGATGGAAGGCCCTGCACCTCAATACTCAGTCGATGAGATGCCGTCCGAGGAAGAGCAGATGGCTATGCTAATGCGGAGTCAATCGCAATGATTGGTATCAGTTTAGGAATGATGACGCCAGAAATGGTGGTGGGATATGATGAGCAGTCGGGGAATGCGATCCCGCCCGGCAGCGAAGCCGAAGAAGTCCGCGACGATGTCGACGTACTTCTGTCAGAGGGCGAGTACGTCATGCCCGCTGACGTCGTTCGATACTGGGGCGTCCGTTTTCTCGAACAGCTACGGCACGAAGCAAAGATGGGCCTGATGTATATGCAAATGGACGGCCGCCTGCAAATGGTCGATGAAGACTTTACGAACAAAAAGCCGTCGGGCGAGCGCCAGGCAGACTTTGTCGAGGACAAGTGATGGAGACTAAACGTCGCTTTACCGGAGATCCGCAAACAGATTTTGGTCCGCAGATGACGCCTGCGTTCGAGGACTTCGTAGCAGGGGTTGAATTGTCAGACTACGCAAAAAGTGCGCTCGAATCAGGTGATTTTTCTCTGAGTCTTAGTGATCCCGCAACCAGATCGTCCATCGTTTCTGGCCTGATGGACACTGCCCCGGCTGCTCCCAACCTCCTCGATACGCCATTTGGTAGCCTGTCGGCGCCTAGAGCAGCCGCAGGAATAATGAGTGCCATCGGCGGCCCTGTTGCTGGATTTATTGGAAAGGGTCTGGCGGATGTGATGTTCGCTCAAGGCGTCGATTCGCCGTTTGCTGGGCATCGCATGGCCGTTACTGGTGGCCCACTCGACTTTGTGACCCAAGCCGTCATGGAGCAACACTTAGAAAACTATGCAAAAAACCCTGACAGTGTTTACAGTATCGATGGAGAGATCGTGTCTATTACTGAAAATCAAACACCTTTTGGTTTGATGAGATCGATCACCGGCAACTTTGATGGCACCGTCGGAGACATAGATCGTCGCGAGAATGTTGCAGACGGACTTGCTCCTGATACAGGTGCTGCACTTGCAGGAGGTCAGGATGGCAAAGGAGGCTACGATTTAACCACAGGCCAGTATGTAGATCGATTTGGAAATACCAGCGCATTTGGCCCCATGTCTGCATACAACGAGCTTACTAGCGCCGAGAGAGCAGCGGTAGAGGCAGCACGACGCGGTGAAGACACCGACGATTTGATGGACGATGAACCAGGAGCAGGTTTCGGACGGGGAGACCTAGAGGAAGGCGACGTATCACTAGAAGGCTAACCGGGCTACCCAACACCCCTGCCAGTCAGGCAGGCTACTTGCGGCCCCCAACAAGGAGACTCACATGTCTATGGAAACAGAACACGAACCCGAAGCTAACCCGTCCGTAAAAGGACACGTTGTACAGGCGAAGCGCCGATATCGCCGAGCGCAAGACGAAGAGCGAGAGCTACAAGAACTGATTGAAGCGCGCAACGCTCGCGATCAGCAAGAGAGCGTAGAAGACCCGGACAACGACGATACCACCGGGCTAGATGCCGAAGAGGCGACCTTCAAAAAACGCTATGGTGATCTGCGCCGCCACTCGCAAAAGCAGCAAGAAGAACATAAAAAAGAACTCGCGCGTATGCAGGAGCAGCTAGATGCTATCTCTAAGAAAGAGATGCGTATGCCAAAAACTGAGGATGAGCTAGAGGAGTGGAGTCGTAAATATCCTGACGTCGCTCAGATGGTAGAGACCATCGCTCTTAAAAAGTCCCAGGAGACCGCGCAGTCGCTCGAAAAAGAGATGGCGCAACTCAAAGACATGCGTCGTAACATCAATCGGCAGAAGGCAGAGCAGGAGCTAAAAGAACTGCACCCTGACTTCGACAAGATCCGGCAGGACCCTGAGTTTCACGAGTGGGCGTCCGTGCAGCCGAAGTGGGTACAGAGTGCCCTCTACGACAACGAAGACGATGCCGTATCATGCTCCAAGGCGCTGACTCTCTATAAAGCAGAGGTCAAATCGCGTAAGAAGCAGGCGTCTGCTAAAGCTGATGCTGCCGAGACCGTCAATCCGCGCGGTCGCAGTCAGGCTGATGAGCGAGCCGGTCAACGCGGCAAGTACTCCGAGTCGATGGTCAAGAAGATGTCGCAGCGCGAATACGAGCGACTGGCCGACGATATCGAAGAGTCGATCCGTGCCGGCACCTTCGTTTTCGACATCACCGGTGCTGCCCGCTAAAAAACACTTGACAGTTCTACAAAAATTAGTATAACTATAAACTGTCAATACAATTGTAAGTTGTCCCTCGTCGAGCAATCCGAGCTACGCAACTTACATATCTACCCGCAAGCCTAGCTACCTTTCGACACGCCGGCCCCGCCTCGCGGACACCCAGCAAGTGACGAATGCCCTGGACTTTATCAGAAAGCACAACCATAGGAGGAATCAATGGCTTTCCGTTCAGCCGCTGGTTACGCTAACCTGCCTAATGGTAACTTCTCGCCAATTATTTACAGCAAGAAGGTCCAGCAGGCGTTTCGTAAAACCAGCGTTGTCGAGGACATCACCAACAGCGACTACTTCGGTGAGATCGCTAACTTCGGTGACACTGTCCGCATTATCAAAGAACCCGAGATCTCCGTGCAAGAATATTCGCGCGGCACTCAAATCGTCCCGCAAGAGTTGGACGATGAAGACTTCACCCTCGTCGTTGACCAGGCGAACTACTTCGCTTTCAAAATCGACGACATCGAAGAAGCCCACAGCCACGTCAACTTCGAGTCCTTGGCCACCGACCGTGCCGGCTACCGCCTGCGCGATCAATACGACCAAGAAGTTCTGGGTTACATGGCCGGCTTCAAGCAAGCCTCGCTGCACGCCAATGCCAGCACGGCTCGTGTCGCTGGTGACAAAGCCGGCACCGATCCGATCAGCACTGTCGACGCCGACGGCCTGCTTAACAGCATGAAGCTGACTTCCACCGACATGGGTATCGGTTCGACCACCGCTAACTCGATCCCGATTACCTCGTCCGTGACCAGCACCAACTCGTCGGCCCTGGCGATCTTGAATCGCATGGCCCGCAAGTTGGACCAACAGAACGTGGACCGCGACGGTCGCTGGGTTGTGATCGACCCGGTGTTCGCCGAGATCTTGAACGACGAAAACAGCAAGCTGCTTAACAACGACTTCGCTGGCGGTCAAGATGCGGGCGACATCCTGCGTAACGGCCAGATTGTTTCGGGCCTGATCCGTGGCTTCCGCGTGTACATGTCCAACAACCTGCCGTCGGTCGGCACCGGTCCTGGCACCGTTGCTGCTGCTGGCTCTTCCTCGAACTTCGGCGTTGTCATCGCCGGCCACGAGTCGGCCGTCGCTACTGCCTCGCAGATCGAGAAAGTTGAGTCCTATCGTGACAACGATTCGTTCAGCGACGTCGTCCGTGGGCTGCATCTCTACGGCCGTAAGTTGCTTCGCCCCGAGGCGATTGTGACTGCTGCCTATAACTTGCACAGTTAAGGAGGTTTATCATGGCTACTGTTGATATGACCGTAGGTGGCGTGGGCAACGCTGCCGCCACCTCCATTAACCACAAGGCTCGCATGGGTGCCCAAATCCCGTACACGGTCGAGTTCACGCTCGACTTTGCGGAGGCCACCACCGCGAAAGGCTCCGCTCTGGCGGCTGGCGACGTCTTCCAAGTCATCGATGTCCCTGCCAACACCATGTTGCATGGTGCCGCTGCCGAAGTGCTGGTCGCTGCGAATAGCTCGGTCTGCACGCTCGACATCGACATCGCTGCCGGTGATGACTTCATCGACGGCGGTGACGCCACCAGCACGGGCTTTCTCGCCATCGGGTCGAACGGCCTAGCTCCGTTCGGTGCCAACACTGTGAACCCGGCTTCGGCTGCTGACACGATTGACGTCAAGCTGGCCACCGCCGGAGACACCGCTGTTGCCACCGGTAAAGTGCGCGTCATCGCGTTTATGACCGACATGACTGCGAAGCTGGGTCCGAATGAAGTGGACCGCGACACACTCGCTTAATTAGCGACGGGGGGCCTCTATCCTGGGGCCTCCCACTTTTTCCTGAAGAGGTTAGATGGCTATTAAGCTGGTCTGCTCCGTCGATGACGAGCAGTTAAAATCACACTACGAAATTAATAAAGACGACCCCGCACCGTGGATTACAAAACTAAAAAACGGTGCGCGCAAACGTAAGGACAAAGTTCTTATCTGTGGCGGCGGGCCATCTATCCGACAGTTTCATCCTCTTATCCAAGAATGGAAAGGGGATATTTTCGCATCTAAGACCGTCGAATATTTAGATGGTATCGGGGTGACGCCGACCTACTGCATCCACGTAGATGCCGGCGACAACGAACCGAACCGCGTCTTCAAAAACAAAAAGACTGCGTACCTACTATCGACGCAGATCAAGCCCGAGGTGTTTGCGACTGCCCGTGGTTGCAAAATCTACAAGTTCAACACCATCTCCTCGGTAAACTGGATGCCAGACCCAGTGATCGCAGGCGGCTCGAACAGCACCATCCAGGCATTCTTTCTCTGCGCTTGGCTTGGCTATCGAGAAATCCATGTAGTTGGCTTCGATTGCGGCTACCAGAATGACCCTGGCGGACAACTAATTAAAAATATCAACCGGAACAATATCGACGCTAATCCGTCTGCCCAGCACATTACCGTCGAAAGCGCCGACAAAACACAGCGATATCCTTCGACCACTGAGTATCTTGGCATGGCGCAAGAGGCTGCTAAGGTCATTCAGATTTTAGGGCGCGAAAAAAAGATTAAGTTCCACGCCTACGGCAACACCGTGTTCACCATGGTCGTGAACGAAGATGTAGCGAAAGGCAGCTACACTCTTGGCGAAGAGGTGCCACTACGGTGGCTGAAAGCAGCGTAAATGACAACCACGTACATCACATTGGTCAACGACGCGCTGAAGCGCCTCAACGAAGTGCAGATTACGACTGCCGACTTCCTGACCGCAATCGGCTTCCACGCACAGGTAAAAGACGCGGTCAATGTCGCGATCCACGAAATTAGCCAGGAGCAGTTTGAGTTTCCGTTCAACCACAACACGGCGACTGTTGTAACCGCCACCGGCACGGATCAGTACACATTAGAGAGCGACCTCAAGACCGCCGACTACGGTTCGTTTCGTATCCGCAAAAGCACCGCCGATAACATCGAAGCCCGGCGTCTACGTGAGATTAACTTCGACACTTTCATCCAACGCTTCTACGAGCGCGACGCCAATGCGAACACTGGCGACTTCGATACTCCACGCTACATTTACCGGACGCTTGATAACAAAGTCGGCTTTAGCCCGCGACCCGACAAGGCGTACACCGTCGAGTACGACTACTTCAAGTTTCAGACAGATCTAGTCAACGCTAGTGA